TTGCCTGGGTCACTAGGTCAGTCGAACTTGCGGTCTGGTTTAGCTCGCGCTGGACCGCCTCCAACGCCTGCACCTGTTCAAGCATTTCGCGGCTGACGCGCTCTTCTGCGTTGGCCAGTTCGAATGCGGCGCGGGTGCTGCGCGACATCGCCGCATCAAACGCGCCGTTGGCCGTGGCAGCGGCCTTGGTCGCATTGGCAACTTCGCGCGCCGCCGCAGCAATCTGCTGCTGAGCAAGCGCCGCCTGACGCATCTCATCAACGCCAAGATCCAGCGAGCCGCCAGTATTGCGAGGGCGAGACAGGGCTTGATCGAGCGCAGTGCGGACGCCTTCGAACTCACGCTTTGCGGCCATGGCGGCGCGCTGGGCGTCACTCTGGAAACGCGCAAAGCCCGCGCCGTCATCACGGTATTCGGCTCTGAGATAAATTGGAAAAACAGATGATTGGTTAGCCATTCTCTACTCCGTTTCTCCAATAAGAAAGGGGGCCTCTTTCGAGACCCCCTTCCGGGTTGCTTCAGTGGCTGACTTCTTCAGCAAGCCTGCCTTGCCGGACCTAGCCGTAACCCGCCAGACCCCGCCAGACCCCGCCAGGCCTTGCCTTGCCTGCCCCGCCAAACCATACCAGGCCAAGCCGCGCCTTGCCGTGACCCGCCATGCCTGCCTTGCCGCTCCAAGCCATGCAGCGCCGCGCCCCACCCAGCCGGACCCCGCCTGCCATGTTTCGAGCCCTTTCAGGCGGCCCGAGCCTCGTCGATTGCCGCGAAGACATTCGCGAGTTCGACGAGCTCTGCGTAGCGGTTCCGCCACGCCTCCAATTCACGCAATGCGTTGTCCAGAACTTGCTTGCGCAGGTCGGCATCCGACATCGCGTGGCTGACCGAAGTGTAGCTCCGATCCTCATCCCGCTTAACCGAGACAAATGCCCGGACAGACTTTTGCTCCTGCTCAGACACCATCACCACGTCGATAGACCGGATCAGGTATTTGGCCTGCTCGACGCGCCACGATTCCGCTGCGACCGCATTATCCCACTCAAAAGCGGGATGCAGCGGCGCTGCGGGATCGCGTGACGCCTCGACCAGATCGAGTGGAGCAAGGCGGCCATTCTGCGCCGTCCTGACCCGCTCAATTTCCTCGCCAGCGGTTTGCGCGTCAAGATTGACGCGCGCACCATCCCGCCATTGGTAGATCATGCCTCGGTCTCCCCGCCGACATGGAACCGGCCATAGGAGCCGTTGCGCTCCGGGCGCCACTCGCCGATGCCGATCGCGAACCCAGCCGTGTTGAGCAAGTTCGCGATCTGCTCGGGGCTGATAACCCCGGCGTTGAACTTGATGTCAACTGGGATACGCCAGTCGACGAACTCCGGGCGGTAGCGAATATCCGCAGTGCCCATCCCGACGCGCACCATGTCCTCGCGCGGCCTCGGATCACCGATAACTGAAAGCATCTCGCAGTCGATATGGAAGGCGCCGCGCGCTTCCGTCATTTTCATTTCCACAAACCGGCAGGCCGACACCATCGCCGCCTTCACACCGATCGCCGGAAAGCCGTAACCGCCCGTTTCGGTGCGATAGAAGCAGGCCTCGTAATCGGCCTCAGGGTCTTTCGCCTCCTTCGCCTTGGTCGCTTTCTTCATCTGCTTGTCGAGCATCTGCCGCTTGGCCTTTTCGGACCATGCATGGACGATCAGCGGACTATCGCCGATGAGCATCAGCGAAAGCGTCTGGATACGGAGTGCGGGAAGTTCGATTTTCGTTGCCGCAGCCATCATGCATCTCCCTTGCGGAGCGCACAAAGCGCGGTATTGGTCACGTCAGCCATAACGATCTCCTGTTGATCGGGTTGGTTAGGGCCGGGAAAGAGCACCACCTCTTGTCCCGGCCTGTTTTTTATGGCATCACAATTTCATCATGTCAATTACTGATGTCAGAAAAAAGCGCGGCAGGCCCGCAACCGGCGTCAACACCGCCATAACGGTGCGCATTGACGACGCCCTTTTGTCCGACATTGACGCTTGGCGCCAAGCTCAACCAGACACCCCAAATCGTCCCGAGGCGATCAGGCGGATCGCTCGGGCCGCATTAGATCAGTAGGGCCGATAGCCCTCAATAAGCGCGGCGCTGTTGCAATCCAGTCGGGCATTTTGCGCCCATCCATCAGCTTTCGAACCTTCGCCGTGCACCCGGTAAGTCGCTTCCACGGCCTTGGCTGATCGGCAAAGTTGCGCCTGGCTTGCCCCTGCATTCCGGGCCTGCTGATATGCCTGCGCGGCCTTGTCGCCTTCACTGATCGAAAGCTGCGACATCGCCAACGCGCCGACAACAAGCAGAGCGCCGACAACGATTGCATCGCCAGTCATTACCTTTTCCATGCCCGCCACATATCATGCTAGGCGCGCCGGGCCTAGACCCCGCGCAGCTCCGCCGCCGCCTGCTGCGCCGCCTCAAATGCCCGCTGTCTCACATTGACACGCGCCTGCCGGGCCGTGCGCGGGATGCCAGTGAAAATCGGCACCAGTTCAGCCACGCGGTCGCCTTTACGCGGCCTGCCGGATTTGGTGAGGCCGCGCGGTCGCCCGCCTCGCGCGCCAACCTCGCTGACTCCCACATTGCGCACGACCAGCACCGGATTGCCGCTTGCCGCCCGGATGCGGAACAGCGGCCCTAGTTTGGCCTCCATGCCGCTAGACTTCCACATCCCCGGCGTCAGGCGCGTTCTGGCCTTGCCCTTGCCGACGATGCGCTGCGCCTGCTTGGTCGGAATCCAGAGATAGCCGCTCGGATTCTTCGGAGTGATCTCAGACCCCTCAGTGTAGCTGATGATCGCGCCGACAGTGCGAGGCGACTTGGTGCGGATATAGACCACGCCGGATGCACGGCTCACATTGCCGCGCCGCGTGATCGGCTCGCCCTTGATCTTGTCGGATGTGTGCGTGATCGCCTGCCCAAGCCGCCCCAGCTTTGCCCCAGCCATATCCCGCCTGATCGCATTCTTCGCGCGGACAGCGGCCCGGTCGCTGACCTCATAGAGCAAGCCTTCAGCAAGACGGCGCAACTCGCCTTCAAGCGAAACAAACCCACCGGGCGGGATGTCGATGCTGTAGTTAATTGACACCGGGCTTCTTCCTCGTCTTGGCCTCGACGCTGCCGATGGTCGCAAATGCCAGCTTCAGCCGATACGGCTGTTCAAGCAGCGGCTTACCATCGGGCCAGGTCGTGCCCATCATGCCCGTGCAGGACTCTCTAAGGGCAACGATTTCGAGCCATTGTCCTCGTCCGAGGTCACAGGGTCGCTCGATGAGGATGGCGTCGTCTTTGTTTGGCGGCCATGAGATTGTTTGCTCGCCGACGACTTCGGGCTGGTAGAACCGGAGCGCGGCGACGACGAGTTTTTTTCCTCGTCCTCGGTCAGACGGAAAGACAGCATCGCCTTCACCTGAAGCTGGGAAACGGCAATCTCGGGAGAAACCCCCAGCTTGTTCGCTTCGTCCGCAAGGGCATTGATGACCGCCTCAGCCGTGTCAGGCGTCAAAACGTCATCGACCTTCTTCAGCTTCACCGGCAGGCTTGTCGCGGTCAGAAACATCCGCAGCAGGAGCCGCGGCATCTGCACCGAATACCAATGGTTCTGCTGAAGCATCTTGCGAATGCGGGTGCTTTCAGCGGTGATCTGATCGACCATCGCATCAAGACCGGCGCGATCTTCCGCAGGGAAATCCAGCACTGGTTCGGGTGGCAATTCTGGTTCGCCTTCGCCCTCGTGCTGTTCCATGATCTCTGCGACCATGATCTCGTGCTGGTTGAGCGCGGACTCGTATTCATCGCAAGCCGCCCAGAACGTGCCCAGCTTGGTGATGTTCTGCTCGATGCCTTCGCCTTCGAATTCCGCGCGGACCTGCTCGATGATGGCTTCGCGCAGTTCCTCTTTCGTGTGATTGCGAAGACCCTGCTCGATCACAAGGTTGTGATAGCGATGGCGGTCGATCAGCGTGGCATGACGGAAACGGAAGGTCGGAGCGCCTTCGATTTCCGCCATGCACGCCGGCGTAAACGCTTCGGTCGAAGCGGTAACAGGGATGGACATTTGGGGATGGTCCTTTGTGGTTAGATTAGACGTAGAACGGGAAGCTGATCGCAACTGCGCGGTTCGCATCGTCGATCAGGCCGCTCACCTCGGTCGTCACGAATTCGCCGGACGGGTCCGGGTTCGAGAAGCTGAGGCGCATCGACGGCACGACGAACGAAACCGAGCGCCCCGGCACGTTCCCGTAATGCAGCATCAGCGGAACCGGAGTCTGGACGTTCGCCAGAGCATTGCGGTTCTGCAACGTCAGCAGGACTTCGTTGAGAGTCATGCTTACACTGCGCTGCGTGCGGACGATCTGGCCCGGATCATTGCCGCTCGGACGGTTCGGGTTGGGCGGGAATGCTACCTGAATCCCGTGATCGTAGGTGACGCTGGCACCGGGGATATACACGCCGTTCAGAGCCAGCTTGCCATCACGCACGGGCGGGATCGCGCCAGCGGCGGGCGTGAGCGGCGCATTCTCGTCGACTTCAGCCGTCGCCTCGATCACATCGCCAGTGATGCCGCAAGACATGATCGGGAAGCTGACATCGCCCCGGTTCGCGGTCGGGAACGTCATGCTGAGCTGCGACGGAATGCCGTTCTGCGCATTGTAGCGCTTGCGGTCATGCCACTGCACAAAGGTCAGCCACAGCGGGTTTGCCGATGCGTTCAGGCGATAGACGAGCTGCGGCGGGATCGTGAACGTGCCGGTCGGCACCGCAGTCAGCTTTTCGCCGAGCGTAGCGGTCTTCGTGGTGCCATTGTAAGCCACGATGGTCGAACACGACTTGAAGCCAGCGCCGCCGTTCACGCTGCCGAACTGGATCACCATGCCAACGTAGAAGCCATCGGTGGCATCAGCAGTGGCATCAAGAACGACAGTCGTGGTCGCGCCAGTGTTCGAACCACCGACCGCGAGCGATGCGCTGGTCTTGCCCGCAAACACGATCTCGTCAAAGCCGCAAGCGCGCAGATAGCGGCCGGGGCCATAGGCACCCGCGACAGGCGGTGCAGAACCGCCCGGCCCGCGAAGCATAACATCGAAGTTGATGCCGGGCGCGCGCCCGAAGATCGCATCGCCAACGGCGTGAATCGTCCCGGTGTATTCGGGGTTGGCGGTGCTGAACACTTCGGATGCCGAAGTCAGGTTCGCCATCGGAATCAGGTCGGCGGGGGTCGAGATTGTCGCTGCGGTGCTGGAATCAGCCTGCACCGCAATGGCGAGGCTGGTGCGGGTGGACAGAAAGCCCGTCATTCGGTTTCTCCTTCAGGTTCGGCGGCCTTTGCGGCAGCCTTGGTCTTGGTGGCAGGGCCGGGCTTCTCCGGTTCAACGGTGAAGCAGCCGAATTCGGGGGTGTCGACGCGCACATCTTCACCCGCCGCGTTCTTTTCGACGCGGGCCATAAGGCAGTCCTTTCGTGTGAGGTTTCAGGTCAGCAGGTTGCCGAAATCATCGGGCGCGGTGGCCCACATGATATTCAGTTCGACCACGATGGCGGCAAAGTCGCGGCCATCATCGTCTTCATCTCCGTAGCTCGCTGGCTGGATGTCCATGACCTTGCCGCCAAGGTTGTAGTCAGCAGCAAGCGCATTGATCGCCGCGACCATCATCGCCTCTGCACTGTCGCGCTGCTCAGCGGCAAAGCTCAGAAAGAAGCTGCCTGCGTGATAGCTTGCCCCGCCAGCCGTGCCTTCAAGGCGACTGATTTGTATGGGTCCAGCCTGCTGCACCAGCACGCAGGGAAGATCGCCCTGGTCAATCGCATCGTCCTCGTCGCGATATTCAAGCGCCGTGAAGCCAAGCGATTGCATCTTGGCGACCAGAGCGGCGCGAACCTTGAGGCGGGCGCTCATCACTTCACCAGCTTGGGCACGATGACCCAATGAGTTCCGCTCTCATCTGTCGATGTCGAGCCGGGGAAGTAGGCTTTGCCTGGGCGGCGTGGGAGCATGATGCGGTCATGTCGGCCCGGTTCAAACGGCAGACTCAGCTTGCGGATCGTAACGCTCATGTCCTGCTCGATCATTTGACCAGCGCCGATGTCGCGGATCGCATCAGCGTAATCGACATGAGCCTTGAAGCGCAGCGGCGCGCGGCCGGCGCGAATGTAGGTGATCGTCTCGCCAAGCGCTTCTTCGCAGGCGGCGTCCAATTCGTCCGTCAGGCTTTCAAGGTCGGTCATGGGATGTCCTTGCGCGAAGGGCCGGAAGATCGCTCTCCCGGCCCCGCATGTCTCACTTCTTCGGCTTGGCCGGGGCGACCGGCGCAGCATCTTCGGCGGCAACCGCTTCTTCAGCGGCAGGCTCATCCGTGGTGACTTCCGGCTCAGCGGTCGGTTCCGCGACGGGTTCGGAGGTCGGTTCGACCGGAGCGCCAGTCATCTCGGCGAGCGCATCAGCATCGTCAGCAAGGGTTTCGTCGCCTTCGACGGCTTCTGCGAAACCGGCATCGACGTAGCCCTTGATGAGCGCATCGGGCAGTTCGCCCGCATCGCCCGGATTGAACACATTCATCTTCTCACCATCGAAAATGGTGAAGGTGGCATTTGCCTTGAACTTCATGGGGATGTTCCTTTCAGCAGAGAAATGGCCCGGTCAGCACGAAGCCAACCGGGCCGATTTCATTACGAGCCGACGCCGCGAAGCAGCACTTCGGGGCGAGTGACCATGTGGAGCGGGTAGGAGTAAATCTCCGGCTGCACCCACATATTGCGGGCCTCGTCACGCACCAGCCACGAATAAATCGGGCGGCCGATGGTGTTCACGGTGTCGAAGGTTTCCCCCGGACCATTGATGCGGCGGTAGAGGCCGGGCACGCCCATGACGATGAACTGCACTTCGTTGGTGCCGATCGCCACGGTGCTGTTGTCGTCGGTGCCCTTGTAGTTGACCCAATCGACATCGGCGAAGGTGAAGGACGCAAACGCGGTGTTGGTGCGCAGCGATTCCGCAGCCTGCCAGTTTTCATAGGTCCGGCGAACATCGTTGTGGTTGACGAAGTTGTCGTAGAACGTGTCGCCGCAGAGCGCCATGATGCGGACACCCGGCACGTAAGCCGCACCGAGCGCACGGGCGATCGGGCGGGTCACGCTGTTGGAAATCAGCGAGCGCAGAACGCCGGGAGTCGGGTTGGTCGCGGTGAGTGCGAAGTTGATCGCAGCCGGCTGCGAGATGCCGAACTCGGTGAAGTAGTTGTAGAGCACCGAGCCGTCCGTATCGAGCAGGATGCCACGGATCGCGCCGAGACGGTGCAGTTCCATGGTGGTTTCGTGCTCGGCGAGCAGCTTGGCCTGCTTCTGCGCGATGAGCTGAGCAGCGGTCTGAAGCTCGCTCTCGGTGCCGAACGCGCGGACGTTGGCGATTTCGCGGGCGAACACCTGGTCGGCCTTCGCAACACGCGGGATGACGAAGCTGCGAAGCCGCGCCTTCTCGGTGGTGCCCATCGCCGGCGCGGTGCCGCGCTGCGAAGTGCGGATCGGCGTCAGCACCATATCCTTGCGCTCGACAGTCACGGTGTCGGTGGCAACGCCTTCGCCATTGCCGAACAGACCCAGCGAACCGAGGAAGCTCGGAACGGTCGGCATCTTTTCGACGGCCTGCGTCATCGACAGCAGGCTGAAAGCGTCGTTGTCGAAAATATTCATGTGCATTGGAAGAGTCCTTTCCTGTCAGGCCGATCAGACGGCCTTGATCCCGAGGGCGAGAAGGGCGGTGACAGCAGTGGCCTGCTGCGGTGCAGTCACGGTGCCGCCGAACACGATGTCGTTGCGGTTCACCATCGCGGGGCCGCGGAGCAGCGCGCGCGAGGCGGTGTTGCCAGCGGTGGCGTTGGTGGCCGGCACAAGGATGCCAGCAGCGTTCTGGCTGCCATCCGCGGCACCGGGGTTCAGGGCGGTGAAGAGGCCGGACGCGGTGATGCGGCCAAGCACGGCGCCAGCCTGAAGGTTCTGGCCCGAGATGACAGTGATGTCATCAACGTGGTAGCCAAGGCCAAGCGCGAGCTCGCCAATGAATTCACCCTCGTAGCGGGGTTCGGTAAGGGTCGGCATTGCTTAATCCTTTCGTGATACGACCGCGATCAGGCGGCGTTATTGTTCCCGAAGACCTTGGCGCGGGCATGATCCCAGACGGCTTCGGCCGATGCGGCGGGGTTGGTCGAAGACCCGCCATCGTTCGCTTCGACAGACGATGCGGCGGCGCTCTGAAGCGCAGCCTTCATGTCAGCACGGGCGGCTGCCTCAGCGGCTTCCGCACTGGCTTCGACAGGGTTGAGGGCGGCAAGCAGGCCGATGATTTCGTCAGCGGACAGCTTATCGTTGGCGAGCAGCACGGTGGCTGCGGCCTTGTTGGCGGCGAAGTGCTCGCACGAAGCGACGGCGAGGACGCGATCGACAGCGGCCTTCGCCTTGTCGTCGCCCATGTATTCGTCGCCGTCCTTCTTTTTGGCCTTCTTCTTGTCGCCCATTTCGAGGTCATCCCCGTCTTCATCGTCTTCCGCGCCAGCAGCCGGCGCTTCCGATGCGGCAGCAGCAGCGGCGGGGGCCGGAGCAGGGGCGAGCGAGGCGGCGAGGGCGGTCTTCTGCTCGTCGCTCATCTGGGCGAGCAGTTCTTCGGCGGTCAGCTTGGAGACACCCGCATTGCGTGCGAGCGCCTTCCGCAGCCCGGTAGAGGCTTCGGTCATCGTCAGTCCTTTCGGTTGTGATTGGGCGCAGATGCGTCCGGTTTATCGCGCCATCGCGGCGACAGCTTCGAAGATGGCATCAGGGCTATCGACAGCATCGACCAAGTTCATCGCCAGCGCCTCGCGCCCAGTGAACCAATCGCCCTCAAGCGCCTTGACATCATCAGCCGCTTCACCGCGGCAATCGGCGACATGGGCGCAGAAAATGTCCCATGTCTCGTCAACCCAGCTTTGCAGCTTGGCGAACGTCTCATCGTCGGGCGTCTCATACGGCCCGCCACGTGCCTTGCGCTCACCGGCGCGGATCATCGTGGCTTCAATGCCGTTCTTCGACAGGCCCTTGGTCATGTCGACCTGCATGGTCCAGACGCCGATCGAGCCGACAATGCCAGTTTCAGTGGTCATCACGGCATCGCAGGAGCAGGCAATCGCATAGGCCGCCGAGCAGGCCATTTCGTTCGCGAAGGCCACAATTGGCTTGCCGCCGCCGCGCGCCCCCATGGTCCGCAGCTTGCGCGCAAAGTCGAAGCAGCCGGCAACCTCGCCACCGGGGGAGTCGATGTCGAGTAAGATCGCACCGACATCTTCGTTGGCTTGAGCGTCAACAAGGATGCGCTCAATGCAGTCGTATCCGGTCATCCCGCAGTAAGGCTCGACGCCGCCCAGTTTGTGAACCAGTGATCCGTTGATGTTGATGGTCGCGACACCGCGCCGAACCTCATACATATCTCGCGCGGTCTTCGGCTTGGCCCATCCCCAATCGTCGTCCATTGCCATCTGGCGCATTTGGGCGGCCCCAAGCGATCGGCCGTCGATAGTGTCGAGCTTGGCGATCCCAAGCCGGTCGACCAGCGCCGCACACAGCATCTCGGCTTTCTCGGGGCGGAGCATCAGCGGGGCGTTGAACAGGCGGCCGGCGACATGGGCGAATTTGCTCATGCGGCCCTCCCGTGGTTCGCATGGAACCCGAAGCGCCGATTTGCCGCCTGTCGAGCGGCGAAAGCGGCTTCCTTTGTGTTGAAATAACCCAGATTGCGGACGCGACCGTCGCCTTTGACCATGGCAACCCACTTGCCCGACTTTTTGTGAAGGCTGACGCCCGTGAGGCCGCTCGTATTGGTCGAGCGGCGCTTCTGATTGCGAGAGTTTTCCGCGCCAGTCACGTCCCGCAGGTTCGCCAAGCGATTGTCGGTCTTGTCGCCGTTGATGTGATCGATTGCAAACTCCGGCCAGCGGCCATGAACGATTGCCCAAGCGGCCTTGTGGGCGGTGATCGTCTGGCCGTAGATCGCGCCATGGTAGTAGCCGTTCTTGTTTTTGGTCCGCAGCGCCGGTTTGCCAGCATTGCGTGAGTTCCAAATCTTGCAGCTATGCGATGCATCCTGCTCGGACCCGAAGAAGTGCGAAGGACTGCGCTCATTCCAAGTCAGCGTGCCAGTGTGCGGGTCGTAATCTAGCAGCTCGGCAAGCATGTGCGGCTCAAGAGTCGGGCGAACGCTCACTGACCTGCTCCCTCCGTTTCATTGCGGCGGCGGCGCTGCCCTTCATTGGGGATGCCATCGCCATCCCTTTCATCCTCGGTGCCACCTGCATCGCCGCCGTCTTCCGCCGAGGCTTCACCATCTTTGACGTTGTAGTTTGCGGGCTGCAGACCCATCCGCTCGCGCTCGCGTTTCCAGTGCGCCTCTTCAGAAAGAACGTCCATCGGATCGCGTCCGCGCTCAAGAATGTGCTCGATCGTCGAGGCACGGCCCGCTGCGGCATCAAGGTTCGCCGCATCGGACTCTTTCTTTGGATCCACCGAACCGCGTCCGGGACCAATCCATTCCGCCATGCAAATCGCGGTCTTCTGGCGGTAGAAGTTGGCCGGGCCGCCCGGCACCTTCACGTCACCATTGGCGACTTCCCATTCCAGCCATGCCGCATAGATCGGCGTCAGGAAGTGCTGCGTGAAGAACCGGCGATCCTGAGCAAACGAGCGCCAGATTTCGTTGAGCAGGGTGCGCGCTGACGAGTAGTTGATGCCCGCATAGTCTTGCGAAATCTGCGGATACGAAATTCCGATTGATGCCGCCACCTTCTGCAAGATGAACCGCGCGAAGTCGGGATAGTTGCTGTTCGGGCTGCTGCGCTCGGGCGTAATAACGTCTTCGTCGGGCAGCAGGTGATTGACCTGCGCACCGTCCACCACAATCGGGTTCTTCTTGCGCTGCTCGGCATAGGCCGCAATCCACGGATCCACCTGCCGAGTGCCGCCAGACGGCGCAAGCGAAGCCTGCACATCATCGGTCGTGCCCGGCGCCTTGATGAACAGCGAGAAGATCGCCGACTTGAGTGCAGCGTTCACTTCGGCCCGGTCCACGCGGTCAAGCATCTTGGCCGGCAGCATCACTTCCGCCAGCTTGCTGATGCCGACATTCTGCTCGATCCGGCGCGGCGAGAAAACATGGACGAAGCGAGCACGCCCAGTCGGGCCTTGTGCGGGCACAAGGCTGTAGCGCGTGCCCTCAAAGCGCGAGAGCGGGTCGTTCGGGTGGCCGCTGCGGACCCAGTATCCGGTCGGCGCGCCGTTTTCGTCGAACTGAATCCCGTCCCGAAGGCGCGGGGTTTCGGCAGACTTCTGCTCGGGCGGCGTTTCGATGCGCTCCGGTTCGATCAACAGAACAGCCGTAGGATTGCTGATCCCGCGCGGCAGGTCACGGATTTCCGCAGCAGCCGTGCCGTCCCGCAGATAGGTCAGATAGGCGAGGCGAGCCTGCGCGCCGAACGTCAGCTTCTTGCGGACATCGTTGCGATGGTCGATGTCGTTCGCCCAGACCTTGAACCGCTCTTGCACATCAGCCGTCCAAGCCATGCGCCATTCGTAATCGCGGCGAAGCAGAACGTGCGAGGGCTGCGCGCTGAGGCGGATGTTCTCGCCGATGACCGATTCAACGCGGCGATCAAGGCCGCCATTGATCCAGCCGTTGTTCTCATCAAGGTTGCGAGCGCGGCCCGTGACCGCTTCCCAGTCGTTGCGGTAGGCCGAGCCAGCGAAATCAATCTGCGGATTCCAGCCAGCGAACTCGCTCAAGTCGCGGCGCGCGGCATCGCGGCGAGTGCCGCCAAGCGTGGTGGTAGCGCGGCCACGCGGAACAAAGGCGGCGCCAATGCGGTCGATCAGGCCCATCAGTTCCCCCAGTTCAATGCAATGGCGCGGCGGCGCGAGGTGACTTCCATGCCCGCCGCAAGCTGCGCGCTGTAGAGTTCACCCTCAAGGACGCGGATGTATGCCTCAAGCGCATCCAGCGACGGGATCATCTTGCGAATCCGGCGACCATCCCGCCAAACGTCAATCACAGCATTGCCCGTCGCCACCCGCGCGCGCTGCGCTTTGGCCTCTGCGATTTCGCGCGTCAGGCGCTCGACCTCGGTTTCGGCAGGCGGGACGAAGGTGGTTTCAAGGATGCGGACAGCGTAGGCCCGCTCAAGAGTCCGACCGAGCGATGTCGTCACTCGCACGGTGAAGATGGCGGATGCGCCGACATTGCCGCCTGTCAGCCAAACCAAGGTCGTCTGCGATGCGTGCGTGGCGGCGGTCGGCTGTGTCGTCCCGGCCTCCTCGATGAAGGTCACGGTCGGCGCGGCGGTGATAGCCTCACCTTCTGCAAGCTCATCGCCCCATGCCTGCGCGAAGCTGCGGACCTCGTTCGGATCCAGCGTCTCGGTATAGGTGAACATCAGCGGATCACTCCGATCTGCATTTGGACCCAAGTGATGAGTGCATCGAGTTGCGTGGCCTGTTGCTCGGCAATCTCACGGCAGCGGATCTCGGTTTCTAGGTCTGTGGCAGGAATTGCTCGACAGTCGGGCGCTTCATCAATTCCGCTGGCGGGGTCGCCGGCTTCGGGCAGTTGCAGACTGTCGGCCGCACTGGCAGCACCGGCTCCTCCACGCGCGGCGGCGGCTTCGGCCCGCAAGCGGTCAGCACGAGCGCGCAGAGCAGCGATGCGCTGCTGATAATCTTGGCGAACGGCATCAGTGATCCTTTCCTGACGGGCGACCTCGGCCTCGATGATTTCAGCCTGGATGCGCGCCGCTTCTTCCTGCGCTTCACGATAGGCTTGCTTTGTAGCCTTGTGCTTTGCAGCTTCAGCGCGCCCGTATGCTTCGGCTTCGGCAAGGTCGATGCGCAGGTGGGCAACCTCTTGCTTCCAGCCCCGGACGAGGCACGAAGCCTTTTCACCGCGACTGACATCCGAGCAAAACGCGCCTTCAATGCGGATGGTCTGAATCACGGCGAACAGGGTCATGGCCGACAACGCCGCAAGGGCGATGCGCAGGGCATGAACTGTCACCAAATTCTTGACGGTTCCGATCAAGGCTCGTTTCCCTGATCGTGACCATCATTGATCGACAAGCCATCGCGCGATGCGCTCGCCTGCAAGCGGCGCCCCATTTGCCAGCCCAACGCAGTCATGCCGACAAACACTTGGGCGTGCGCGGCCAACGCCAGATAGAACGTGTAATCGTCATGGCCGCGAAGCTGCCAAAGCGCCCAGATGATAAGCAGCGTGAAAACCATCGCGCCGCCCATGACGGCCAAGAAAGCAAGCGCGCGGCGGCCATCATGCGTGGCAATGCTCGGAAACCTCATGCGCCAATTTCCCTGTTAAGACGGCGCATCGCATCGGCCAGCTTCTGATCGTATCTGTTACGACTGAATGCTGGCCCATTGTAACGCCTCGCGAACTCGCGGTTGTCAGCCGGGTTGGCTGAAATAGCCTTCATTGCAGGAATCATTCTGTTCACCCGGATGAACGCGGCCAGCGCGCGGTAGTGGCCCGCCTCACTCTCCCGCATCGTCCAAGCAAACTCGAAAACACTCAGATAGCCAAGCGAGCGCCAGTGCGCGCCCATGATCTGAAACTTGCCCCACGAGCAACTTTCGAAAGCCGCGACGGGATCGCGGGAGCAGCCTTCAAGCAGCTTTTCCCAACTGTCGTTGACGCCATCGCGGTCAGCGTCGAGCGTGTATCCGCCCGGATTTGGATGAGCCACCCACTGCCCAGGTAGAGATGATGCCAGCTTTACGCCGATGCGGCGGAAGAACCAGTGCCGCTCCCAAAGCAGCTTGGGGTGCCCCGTCTGCAAGAAGCCACCCCCATTGCTTTCCACTGCCGCAACCGCGCGAACCTGAGCGGTTGAGACGCCAAGCGTGCGCGCAATGCTTGCGATTTCCGATGCGAGAACCGCAGGGGCATTCGTATTTGCGAACAGAGAATACAGGGCGCTTCGCGTAAGCGGGCCAACCACACCATCCACTGCAATTCGCGCGCCCTTGCTGTTCAAAAAGCGTTGAAGCGCGAACCGGTTGGCCTTGCTCATGTCTTGCTCCTTCCGTGGATCGCGAAGTCGCGCTCGTCGTTCTTGTCGATCTGACCCTTCAGATCCTTCAGCCGCTCGCTGGTGTCGGCCTTGTAGAGATCCAGCTTCTCGGACAGGTGCATGATCTCCAAGAGCGCCTGCCGGCTGTTCTCGGCCGCTGTGTAGGTTATGGAGAAGAACCAGATCGTCGCTGCGCAGATCAGCGTGGCGAGCACTCCCGCGAACCATTGGGCGGCGCGGGACAGACACAGCGCCAGCTTCCCGTCCTGGCGGGTAAAGAACACGGGCGGGTTGCTCATGCCAGGTCGTTCCGTCCCATGTGCGACATTCGTAAGTTCCAGTTCTGTCATTCGTTGAGCGCCGCGAAGGCGTCGAAGATGCTTTCGGCCTTCTCAGCCGGTGCAGCAGCCTGCGTCTCCGCGCGAAGCGAAACAGGGGTTGCCCAGATCGGGCGAGCGTTAATCCAGTCGATGTCAGCGCGGTCGGGCTTCAGCATCTGCCGCCCGGCCTCGCAGTAGCCGTCCAAGTCCAGCGTTTCGTTCGGCCCGCTGCGAACCCACTTCCCGTCGATCAGCGCTTCCCCGAAATACTGGTCGAGGTAGTGCGTCTCCATGTCCCGCGGGAACCGGCACGAACCGGGCTCGCCTTCGGGCGTGGCAAGGCGTTCCAACGTCTGCGCCTTCAGGGCATCCACCCCAAGGCGATATTCCAGCAGCACCGGCTCAACCGGCCGGCCAAGTTCATCCTTGTCGATGCGCGTCGGCGCTTCGGGCAGCATCGGTCGCTTGCCGGCCTGCCCTTTAATCAGCTTCAGCCGCTGCCAGCCCCGCCAGGCGTATCCGGCCAGCGCGGCGCGGCGCGCGAACTCGCGAGCCTTCCAGGTGACGTTACCGTCTGACGAGTCCAGCACAGTGACCGCGACCGGCAGCACCAGATCGGGGTTTTCAGCCAGCGGGAAGCGCCGGTTCAGCACACCCGCCCAGAGCAGATCCCAGTCCTCGATGCGGCCATACAGGTCGATGTCGCGCCACTGCCCGTCATCCTGAAACCGCTGCCGCAGCGTCTGCCGGTCGATCATCCAGCTTCGGCCCTGCAAATCCCAGCCCTTGAACAGCACGTCGAACGTGCGCTTGCCGGGGTCGACCGACGCGGTGATGAACTCCACGCCAGCCGGAACGAAGCCGCGATCATATCCAGCCTCAGCCACGCGGGCCTTGAGCGATCGCGCGTTGACCCCGCCCGTCGTGGCGGCGCCCTCGAATATCTCCCCGAGCTGCTTGCTCAGGAATTCCTTCAGTTCGGATGCGTCACGGGTGCGCTCGAACTTGATGAGCGCCTGCTCGTAATCCC